TACAGGGTGAAGCCCTTATTTCTGGTAATCTAAATGTGACGCATGATATCACAGTTACCGAAAATGTATATGTATCTAATAACCTAACAGTAACAAAAGACGTAACAGTTGCTGAAAATGCTTATGTATCTAATAACTTGACAGTAACAAAAGACGTGACAGTTACTGAAAATGCTTATGTATCTAATAACTTGACAGTATCAAAAGACGTGACAGTAAACGGGGAAGTATTTGCCAAGACAGATTTAACAGTTACTGAAAATGCTTATGTATCCAATAACTTAACAGTTACAAAAGATGTAACAGTAAACGGGGAAGTCTTTGCTAAGACTGATTTAACAGTCACTGAAAATGCATTTGTCTCTAACAACTTGACAGTCACCAAAGATGTAACAGTAAATGGTGAAATATTTGCTAAGACAGATTTAACAGTGACTGAAAATGCATTTGTTTCTAACAACTTAACGATTACTAAAGATCTCACTACCGAAGGAAATATATTTGTCAACACTGATTTAACAGTCACTGAAAATGCATTTGTTTCTAACAACTTAACGATTACTAAAGATCTCACAACCGAAGGAAATATATTTGCCAAGACAGATTTAACAGTCACTGAAAATGCATTTGTTTCTAATAATCTGACAACCGAAGGAGTGATTTTTGCTAAGACTGATTTGACAGTTACTGAAAATGTTTATGTTTCTAATAACTTAACTGTAACTAAAAATGTTACAGTGTCTGGAGACACATCAACTACTTCCAAAACAACTGGTGCTTTAACTGTTGTAGGGGGATTAGGAGTCCAAGGTAATGTTCACGCAACACATGTAAACTTTGAAGATGCCGAAATTGATAGTCTCACTGTTACGGATGCAACCGGATCTACATCTGTAACCAGTGGTGCAGTTAAAATTACTGGTGGTCTAGGAGTTTCTGGAAATGTCTACGCATCCAATGTTATTGTCGCGGGTGACTCGTATGGTAAATTCACTGGTCCATTTTTATCTAAGAATGATGCGACCACAGAAGGAGAAGCTTTTATGGAAAATTTAAATGCCGGTGAAATGACAGCTCAATCTATAAGTGGGACACAACGGGGGGCGGGGGGGGGGGGGTCGCCATCAAGTATTACCCTAACAAACCCTATAGTTATTACATTCGATATAAGTAACTGGTTGGTAAACGGTCAATCATGGAATGATGCATTTCACTTTACCTTTATAGAAGGACTCACGTATGTGTTTGATATATCTCATACAGGTATCCGAGTTCAAACAACAGGTCCTCACAAAGGCTATTTCGGTATAACTGGTGATTATAATATGGGAAACGCAACTCCATATGAATTCGGTGTCAAACATATCGGTGAACAAGGATATTCCGGAGCACAGTTTCGTTGGACCGTTCCGAGAGGTGCATCCTCTTTTCAAGGAGGAGGTGGTTCGTCACACCCGGGACCCGGGTATTTCTATTTCATGACGAAGCCAATCACAACTGGAACTCCTTCTCCAGGAACTACTACCGAAAGGATAATACGGGTCATACCTAATCCAGATCAACACCTTCTTACCGGTCAAACACATATTCATGGAGATCTCAATACCGAGTCTGTAAACGTAACCGACACAACTGCTTCTACATCGGTAACAACTGGTGCAGCTAAAATTGCCGGAGGTTTAGGTGTCGTGGGTAATGTATATGCGGATACATTTTACGGTGATGGCAGTAATCTTACCGGTGCCTTTTCGATGTCCAGTATTGTTACAACTTCCGATGCCAATATTGGAAATAACATTTCTATTGGAGCATTAACTGAAAATACAATTCCATATGTGGGTGCGGGTAAATATTTAGCCGATTCCTATATTACACAGTCAACCAATACAATATTAATATCATCTAATCTAGAAATTCGTGGAAATGTCACAGTCGTTGGAAATTCGTTAGCTATTGAATCTAATTCATTTGTAGTCAAGGACCGTATTATCGGTATTGCTAACAATAATTCGAGTCACTTACTTGATGTTGGTATTGTAATGCAACACCCCGGTAAAAACATTGGGTTGATTCATCATGGAGCAGCAACTGAAAATGATCCACATGATCATACATTCACGATTGGTTACACACAAAACACACTTACAGATAATCATATTCTTGATGACTCTAACTTAATCACAGTTGAAATACTCGGTAATCTCGTTACACAAAACAATTTAACCGTTTCCCATGATGCAATAATATCTGGAAGTACACCAAGTAGCTCTAAAACAACCGGTGCATTGCAAGTCGCTGGTGGTGTTGGTATCGGTGGAAACGTTTTTGCAGAAAGTGGTGACTTTACTAGTTTAGTGACAACATCTAATGTTGCTACAACAAACCTCACTGCTTCCGATACTATTCACACAACGAACCTAACAACGACTAACATTTCTACCATAAACATAACTTCTTCTGATACCATTCACACAACAAATGTTGCTACAATAAACGTGACCGCCTCCGATACCATTCACACAACAAATGTTGCTACAATAAACGTGACTGCCTCCGATACCATTCATACAACAAATGTTGCTACAACAAACCTCACTGCCTCCGATACCATTCATACAACAAATGTTGCTACAACAAACGTCACTGCCTCCGATACCATTCATACAACAAATGTTGCTACAACAAACGTCACTGCCTCCGATACCATTCACACAGCCAATCTCATTGCTTCTGATACTGTCAAGGTAACAAACGGTCTCATCACCAACCTTGGAGGACTTACCAAAAAGACATACGGTTATTCAAGTGGCACAATTACGGCCTCTACAACTCCCGAAATCAATGTCGTCTTTGCAAATCATATGTTCTCCGCAAAGATTACGGCACACCTAGTAGAACCCACAAGTAATATCAGTGTACTTAATCTCGATGTAACTGGTGGAACTGGCAGGGATATTGGAAAGGGTTTCTTAAGTATAACCGGTGATGAAAATTCAAAGCATTGGAATTCTACAATTACAACCACGGATACAACTGTTACTTTAACACCTTCAACAGGCCTTATCAGTAACGGTACATATGGTATACATGTCGAACACACTTCACCACTGGGTGTAGGTGGTGTAACCAGTATTGATAAAGATAATACAGCAGAAACGACGTTTAATTATTAAAATTTTATTTATCAGGTTAATTTAGAATGCCTTGGGCTATAAGTAGTCATTATTTACTTCCGCCCACAACCGCTGGCTCGGTGTCGGCACCAAATTGTCCAAAATTGAGATTTTCGCATGTAAAAGCTATGTACGGTGGAACGAGTAGTTTCAAGGAATACCGGCGAGGCGGAACTTATGTTCCGGATGTCCCTGAATTGGATACTTTTAATCCTATAGAGGAATACGGAGAGGCCAACCAAAATCAACAGATATCCAACTCAGCCAGTGGACTTAGATTATCAACATTTCACAGTGCAGGTAAGGAAAATGTTACGTATTCGTCTGACATATACGCCGGGGCGGCCAAGCAGGATAGGTATATTAATTACACGATGACACCGTCTCGTAAAGAAATACATAGGGAAGTTCTGGATAGTACTCATTACAGTAACGCGATGAACAATACAATACATGGAGATCCTGCTATCGAGGTAGACCATCAGGCAGGTCAGGTAGCTTTAATTATTCATAACAAATCAGATATATATGGTAGTGGTGGTGCCGGAGGTAACGCAGGTACCAAGGGCGACGCCACCGCGGGGTCCGATGGAACTGATGGAACTAATGGAACTAATGGAGGTAATGGAGGAAGTTGTATTCACATAATGAATTGTCCCCCAGAATACAAACCTTACGACCCCGCCACTACTTTAGGGGATCAAGAACAGGGGACTCAAAAACTGTTACACTTACACAACAATTCGACGGCTGACCTTTACCCAGGAGGAGGAGGGGGGGGAGGAGGTGGAGGAGGAGGTGGCGGAGGAAGTGGAGGTGGAGGTGGAGTAGGAGGTCGAGGTGCCATGGGGTATAAATATAACTTCACCATCGGCCAGTACACAAACCAGACCATCAATATTTGGAGGACGACGATAGGAGGGAGCTACGTAAACAAGTCAGGCACGAGTCCATATAGAGCCCTAGACATCGGCGGACCCACCGGTGGCTGGTTGTATAATGGGAGCGTAACCAGTGTGAAGGAAGTGTATTCGCAAGTTGGACAAACGGGTGTAGCTCAGGGAGCAAAATTATATAGGGGTGCTCTACATTCACAGGGGTCGAACACCTTCGGCCCGCCTGGCTCATCCGGACAGTATAATGTTACGTATTACTATTATTACTATGCGGCTCACAACGGAACTGGTTTCGGTCCCGAAGCAGTACTGGGTGGAAACGGCGGTCTCGGAAAGAATGGGTGTAGTGGAAGAAATGGTACATCGGGTACCGCCGGAGGGAAAGGAGCCCATTACAACGTGGCGGCTGTGACGGCGGATTCAGCAGACACAGCGAGCGGTACTAATAGCTGTTCAGGTAGTACAACCGTGAACGGTGGTGGATCCCCCTCTCCAGCCAACACGGCGGGCTCCGGCGACGTCGGATGGTGTTCAGCTGGTAACGGTGGAAATGGTGGAACTGGGGGTTCGGGTGGTGCAGGAGGTTCGGGAGGTACGGGAGGAAACGGTGGAACGTACGGTGTGGCCGGTGGGAATGGTGTCTCTGGTGGAGGCGGTGGAGACGGTGGAAGCGGTGGTGCGGGGACCGGTGGGGGAGGGAGGCCCAACACGTGTTCGGGTCCGGCGTCGGGGCATCCGTTGAACGTCGCCGCCACCTCCGGAGGTGGCGGCGGGGGTGGTAGCACCGGGGGAGGAGGAGGTACCCACGGATTAGGGGGTGATGCCGGTTTGGATATTAGTATCAACTCGTCACTCGCACTCAATGCAGCAGCCCGTATAAATTCTTCCAATTGGATATAATAAGTATTATCTTGATATATACTAAATGATACCACTCATCATTGGGGGTATTCTCATGTATGCCTTCTTTAATTCTCCAACGGAACAAGTATCAGGGTCTAAAAATTTCCACATGTCTGATGGTGCATCAGCTGCTATGTATAAACTCATGAAAGAGCGTGGCATGTCTGACGAAAACCTTAAACGCTTCGTCATCATGGAAGATTATTTACTTGAACTCGAAAAGGTGTCTGTTTGTACAGGTATTCCCAGGCTTGGTGAAGCTACGAGCATGTCCCAACAAATTAAGGATTACTTTTTGGGGTATGACTTTTCCTACCACACCTTTCATCTCAAACAAGTATCTGAACCCAGTAAAATCATAAACAAATTTGTGTCATGTTAATTAACCCTTCTAACAATGAACAATGCTTTTCACTCCTGACAGTCTTAGGGTTATCAAAAATATGCATGATGAGATCGTTATCGTCTTTGGCGTCTTCATCATACATCTGTTCAACTGTTCGTAAATAATCTGCAATTACGTAGACTATAGCATCAAGAAGTTCCTCTGATGCCATTTCAAGCCATGAATTCTTTTTCGTTCCCCATGTTACCGTATCATCCATAACACGTACACCATGACCATACTTGGATATTCCTAAATTCAGACGTTTAATAACTTGTTCCCGAACCACCATTTTATAGTTTACTCACGTAAACTTTAATTACTATTTTCATTTTTAAAAGTTGCGGACAACAATTTTTAAATATGAATTGTAATACTATTTATTAAAATACTTCGTATGAGTATTTAGTTGGAGAAGGCGAGACCACCCATACCCGATTGGATACGGAGGACGTTGTAGTTAGTCGCGAACATGTTGAGGGAGGTCGCGGCATCGGTGCCCATACCGGCCTTAACCTTGATGGCAACCTGGGCGTTGTCGATGCGGGAGAAGTTGCATGTACCGGTAGGCTGGTGCTCCTCGGGCTTAAGGGCGAAGGAGTACGCGTAAATACCGGGCATGGGGCAACCAGAGTGGTGGTTGAAGGGCTGCACGGAGTTGAAGTACTTGCCAGTCTGCTCCTTGAACCTGTCCTGACCGTTAAGCACAAGCTTGAAGTTCTCAACGGGGCCAACCGCCTCAACGCCGCCACCAGCACCCTCCTCAATGAGGCGGAGGGAGGGAGCATCGGTGGAGTAGAGAGGAACACCGGCAGCGTAGGTGAGGGGCACGAAGCAGTTGGAACCGGCGAGAACGGGGTTGGAGTTGATGACAACATCAGTGTCAGCGACGTTGGAGGTGAAGTTCCAAAGCTTGGAACGAGTGGAAGACGCGGCAGACGCGGCAAACACCAGCTCCTTGATAGGGTGGTTGTAAGAGAGGCGGACCTGCTTGGTCTGGCCGACGGTGAGGGCATCGACGCCAGTGTGCTGAACCTGCTCAATGAGGTACTCGTGACCTTTTTGCGCAAAACGCCTACGCTCCTCAGTGTCAAGGTACACGTAGTTACCCCAAACCTTGAAGTTGTTTGTATTGAAATAGGTCTCAAACTCATCAGTTAAATCGAAATCGACACGGACCTCGTGGTACTGCAGAGCAATTAGTGGGAGGTAAAGTCCAGGATTGCGGTTAAAGAAGAAAATAAGGGGGAGGAAGACCTGACCCTTACCGGAGGTGAGCTTACCCCAGTTAGCCTTCTTAGACTCGTCGAGGTAAAGCTCGGAGTACATGCGCCACCAACGCTGGTAGTGCTTGTCAATTCGCTGACCACCAATTGATAATTCGGCAGTTTTGATCGCACGCTCGGCGACCCAGTTGCAGTCATTCGCGGCACCGGAAGCGGTGGCGAGAGAAGACAGGGAAGAAAGCTCGACATACATGTCGCCGATGAGGTCACCGTTACGGGCAACAGTCACGGAGATGCGGCCGTTGTTGGAAGGGTTACCGTTGGTAGTTTGTTCGATGTTCTCCATCGCGAAGTTAGTGTGACGCTTGTAGACAGCCTGGAAAAAAGTAACCTTGGGGTTACCAGTCAGATAGACATCCTGTGCGCCGTAGGCGACCAATTGCATAAGACCACCGGCCATTTTGAGAGTTGTTTGTAATATATAGCAACATTTTAATTTGGCCTGATACCGCACATGCGAAAAATAGACATTGGTCTTTTCTTGGTATACCTCAAATGTCGAGTGACCAAGAACCTGAAATTGAGGAAGGTGAGATCCTCCCAGAAGAAGAAGATGATGAAATTTTCATGGAGGATGATGAACCGGGTATCGACCTTTTTGATATTCTCACAACCCCAGATGGTGATACTGTATGTAGTGCCCTGGTAGCACTTGTACAGCAAGTTCAAACCCAAAATAAAATACTTATAAAGATCCTTGGAAAATTATCGGCTTAAAAATAACTGCCTTTTATTAGTAAATTAAGGGATGGAAACACACTTCATATCCGAAGATGCTGACCAACATCAATCGAATATGGAAATTATAAAAAATCAGATCCAAACATTGGATAGTGAACAATTATTAAATGTCATTGAAGATGAAGAAAAGAACTGGGGACTACAGACTAAGAATAATACACGAGTATCTTTTGAACTTGGTTATCGCAAGTTTTTCAGGGCAGATGAAATTAATTTGAAAACCGGTAAACCGTTTTCAGTTGACCTGGAGAAAGTGTCGACAACACACATGAGATTTATTACACAGATGGGACAAATTTATCATCGTGCAGTTGCATTGGAGATCGATAAGTACGAACCCGATGATGATGGGTTGAATGTTGCCTCGCGTATTAATAGAGTGATTGAACAAATCGACGATGCTTTCCAAATCGTTCATCGAGACACACGTATTTATGATAGAATCAACAAACCCACTAAGATCTTGATCGCACCTGAATCTGATCCATCACTTTTCCGATGTAATACATCACAGATTGACACACTTTCACCGTACCAGCAATCACTCACCTCTTTCCTGAATCATACGTACATCAATAATATTAGACGTTACAAGGGATACTGCTGTACACAAATTGTTACATCTGAAGGTTACACTACACGTGCATGGAAACCAGTGAGAACTATTGAAGCTGAACTCTATATGTTTTCTCAAAAAGAAACGAATCGTACAAACTGGGAGAACCTTACTTCCAGAGGTTCAACTATAAGTGACGTCATTCGTCATGTATCAAAATGCTATGATATTCAGTTTCCTGAGATAGTAAAGAACAGGCATGTATGGAGCTTTAAAAATGGACTCTTAATAGGTAAGGAGTATATACCTACAACTGGTAAGTACAGGTCTAAATTTTATAGTTACGATAGTAAAGAATATCAATGTCTCGATCCAACTATTGTAAGCTGTAAGTATTTCGATCAAGTGTTCGAGGCATATGAACACATAGAGGACTGGTGGGACATCCCTACACCTTATTTTCAAAGTATCCTTGACTACCAAGGTTTTGATAAAAACGTAGCTAGGTGGATGTATGTTATGAGTGGTCGCCTCTGTTACGATGTTGGTGATCTTGATGGTTGGCAGATTGCTATGTATTGTAAGGGTGTTGCGAGAACGGGGAAGAGTACCCTTTTAACAAATGTTTTCCAGAAATTTTACGAAGCTGAAGATGTTAAAACACTAAGCTCCAACTCTGAGAAACAATTCGGTCTTTCGGCGATTTACGATGGATTTATGTTTATTGCTCCAGAGTGTAAGTCTAACATGAGTCTTAATCAGGCAGAGCTTCAGTCGATTATTAGTGGAGAAGATGTGAGTGTGGCAGTAAAGCATGAGAAGGCTAAGTCTATCAAGTGGACTACACCAGGTTGTATGGCTGGTAACGAACTTCCTGACTACAAAGATGCATCCGGTTCTATTCTTCGACGTTTATTGGTATTTGACTTCCCTAAACAGGTAAAGGATAAAGATGCTGACCCTCACCTCAATAATAAATTGGCGGGTGAAATTCCAGCGATTCTCATGAAGTGTATTCGTGCATACATTGAATATGGACAGAAGTATGCAGACAAGGATGCATGGGCAGTTGTACCAGCTTATTTCAAAAAGATCCAAAAACAGGTCGCCATGGTTACAAGCTCACTGACAAATTTCCTAGAGAGCAGTGCAGTAGATCGGGGAACAAATCTTTTCGTGCCACAGCAGGTGTTTACTCCAGCGTACACTATTCACTGCACACAGACACTCAATCTTGGAAAGCCGAGATTCAATCCGGATACATACGCGGGTCCTTTCAGTTCTTATGGGGTCGATGTACGCGAAGAGGCCGTGACCTATAAGGGTCGCTCCTACAGAAAACAACCGGTGTTCTACGGTGTCGATGTGGTCGATGACAATGAAGATATACTCAGAAACGGTTACTAAAAAAAATCCACTTGTATAGTAACATGGACGTCCAGGGTATGCGACGATTCGTAAAAAATTCAAACGTTGAAATTAGAACCGACAGTAACAGTAACAGTAACAGTAACAATAATAACTTTGCCCGTGAACTTGAAAGCGTTATGGAGGTTGACTCTAATAAACTCAACAAGTACTTGAAGGAAAAGAATACTTCAGAGTATGGTAATTTTGCACAGTTCTTAAACGAAGAAGACTTTGTTATAGACGCGTTAAAACCGGGTATGTTCAATGTAACCGTCAATAAAAATTTTGACAAGGAAGCTCGATTAGATCTCAAAAAGATCTTGAGGAAACCCATGCGTCCAGCGGGGACTCTTGTTGGGGATATAAATATTCAAGTAACTGAAATACGTGGTCTTTACGGAAGATTTCAAACTGGTTTCAGAAAGAGTGCACAAGGATCACAGGGTAATATAGATAGAATTCAATTCTCGGCGGTTGATTTCAAGGCCCGTATGTTCAATTCCACAGAGGAAAAGGGTATTAGTTTCACTGTATACAGAAATGGTAAAATTAGGTATTCGGGTGGATTTTTTGGTATTAAGAATATAACCAAACAACCTGATGCCATTAAAAAGTACATCGTAGATAATTATACCGATGGTCAGTCTTTCCTCTACAATCCAGCGTTTTACAATAATATTAGTGGCCAGTTCAAAGTAAACGCAAAAGTTCGTAGCATGAAACGTATAGTATCTCCCTTAGCTGTTGCTCAATATGGAATCGAACCAACTTCTAGTTATGAACCAGAGCTTTCTCCTATAGTCTACATAGACTACAAAGGATTCAACTATAACCTCACTGAAAATGGTATAGTCCAAATTCTTGGTATTTCCAACCCAGATGATCTCATTGACGCCTATGAGAAGGGTACACAACTCATGAAAAAGTTCAATAAGGGTGGTGAGTTCCTCTCAACAGGTCTTTTATATAAACCTGTTAAACGTGCAGTAAAAGGTAAAAAGTCTACATGCCCCAAATTACGTGTTCCTCCCTGCAAGAAGGGATTTGCTGCACGTAAAAACCCACAGGGTTTTGATTGTTGTTACAAGATTCCAAAGAAAACATCTAAGCGTAAGACAACTCCTTCCACACCCCCGGTTAAGAAATATAACGTAGCTATGACTAATAAGCAAGAGTTAAAAATCAATGGTATTTTATGCAGGCGTCTGCCCAAGGAGGTTGTTATAAAGGCTGCTCGGGATATGGGTATTGTAGGTGTTAGTAAAAGAAACACAGTTGCTGAGATTTGTAAAATGATTTCTATGATTCAGCGTGTTAATCCAGTTGTCAACTCCATCAAGGTTGGTAATTCAAATATGAAGGTCACTGGTAAGAACAATACTTTCCGATTGAGTAATCGTATATGCAAAACGTATAGAAAGGAAAAACTCAAACAGATTGTCGATGCACTTAAAATCAAACGTACAAACAAGGAGACTGTACCCCAGTTATGTAGGATGATTGAAAAATACAAACCAATGCAGAATCTTCGTAAAAAAATTACAAATGCGTACGGTACCGTATGGATAAACAAATATAAACCATCCATAAATAACGACGTCAAAGAGCTTAGTAACAAAATAGCTACAACTAATGTTCTCAATGTCGACCAATTAATTAAACGGACAATAGCGGCTAAGAAACGAGCTGTGCGGCCTCGACCCGCCCCAGTCCCTATCCGAAAGCCTTCCCCTCCCAAGAAGGTCTCACCTAAAAAGAAGAAGGTCTCACCTAACAAGAAGAAGGTCTCGCCCACTAAGTTCCCGAAAGGTACGAAAGTAGAATATTTATAATTATAGTAAAACAATAGCCTAAGTTAACCCCCAATTAATGAATGACAATTCAAAATGTCTATACCCGATTCATTAATTCGAGATACTTCACTTCACGGGGTCGTTCACGAACTTCCTCTAAACCGAGATGTGGCTGATCACATTCTCAGTTTTACAAATAAGTTTTTAACATACAAAGATGACCCAGATCTATTCTGGTATACTCTTGGAAAAGAGACATGCAATTTATCTACATTGAGTTATCACTGTTTCAGAAACGTTCAACACGCTTTTGGAAAATCTGCAAAGTTTTCCAAAAGCATGGACATGCATAATATTTTTATTGATTTCAAAGGTCATCTTGATAATATTTTGTGTGCTTCATATGGTATAAACAGTGTGGAAGAAAGCAGGTTTCGTAAACGTTTTGGTGACATACCATTGACATACGTTTTCTACAATAACTGTGATAACATTGAACCACCGTCATTGGGATTACGATCCAAAAAATTTATCACAGTCTTTGAAGAACAGTACATACGGATGTTTATGTTGAGATTTAGGGAGTACTTGGATCATATCTATACAGGTATTGATACCATTTCTCTTACAAAGTCGATAGGTGGTTGGAACTTTCCGAGATACATAAGAGAAGAAAGGACTAAAATCAAAAGACTTGTTGAAAAGACGAATCGTAGACTTGACAAAATAGATCACTTTATCAAAGTGAGTCTACAGAAATAATTGATTTGTGAGAGAGCCAAATGAATTATAAGATGGAGATGGTGTAGATATAGGTGTATTATAACCCTTTTGGTTCATGATGTAAGAATTAGTTTCAGAATTAATAAGATGTTTAATTTTTACTCTTTCGTTATTTAGTTCTATAATTCTTCTCGCGTTAACGACAAATGTTTGATTGTAACATTCATTACTGTGTAACAAACGATTCATATCTCGAAATTCCCAAATTCCTCTATTTATATTTTTGAGTTCTTCTTTATGAGGAGTATCTATATCATGTTGTGTAAGAAGGTCATATTCTTTTTGAAGTTCTCTTAAAATTTCATCTCCTCTTAGAAATTCCATTTTCAGTTCTAATATTGTGATTCGATCAATAAGATCTGCATTTGAGATCTCTACTTTCATTTAAATAATGTCAATCCAACTCTTTATTTACTTAAATATAAGCCTCTTATAATGGATAATGATAAGACGCTTTTTTGATATCTTTTTAAAAACGGATAAACCCTTATTGGGTCGATGGAGTCTTAAAACATGTAACGAAATTTCAACCTCTATTAACTCGATTTATCAAAATAGAGACCATTGTGGTGATACGATTTGTAAAACTCCGAAGAAGGCATCCGATTACAAGGATATAAAAAATAAAGATGATAAGTAAGTATGTATGAAGTTTACACCGATGGAAGTTGCCTTGGAAATCCTGGACCTGGCGGTTGGGGTGTGGTCAGTGATACTTTTAAATTGTTTGGTTCAAAACGTAATTCAACAAATAATGCAATGGAAATGACAGCCGTTATAAAAGCTTTAGAAAAGCTTAAAATGATAAACGAAAAAAATGTACGTATTTGTACCGATAGTAATTACGTAAAACAGGGAATAACTTCATGGATTCACAATTGGAAGAAAAATGGATGGAAAACTGCCAATGGTGGAAACGTGAAGAATAAAGAATTATGGGTTAAACTAGACGAATTAAGGGATTATTTCCTCATGATTGAATGGAAGTGGGTAAAGGCTCACAATGGAAACCCCAAAAATGAAGAAGCTGATAAACTTGCCAGGGAATGTGCGAAAAATATATCAGTGTAATACAAGTTATGAGTAACACCGTCGATCATTGTGATGGATGGTGCGAAAAACAAGAAAAGTTGCTTATAAAATGGGCTGAAAAAGCGGCTGGTTACCGCTGGTTGCATAATCATGCACGCCTATTCTACAAGAAACAGAATGATTGGTTGTCTTATCCTAGTATAATTATAGCGAGTATAACGGGTGTCGGTGGTTTTGCTGTTCTAAATCCGAGTGGGAGTGAAGATGTATCTCAAGATACAAAAAACAATATAATGGTCATTCAATATTTCTTTGCTTTCATGAATGTTTTGGGGGGTATATTAACAAGTATCTCGAAATTTAGTCAATCTCTACCTCTATCTGAGGCACACTCAGCTATGTGTGTACAGTGGTCTAAGTTTTATAGATCTATTGATATGGAAATATCACTCGATGTGAAACACCGCTCAGAAGTTGTCGAGTTTCTTATGAAGTCTCGGGAAGAATACGACAAACTTTTAGATGATGCTCCAGATATACCAGCCATTTCAATTCAGGCATTTATGATTCAATTTCCTGATAAAGAAAACAAGCCCGATGTTTGCAATGGATTGTCAATTGTTGTAAGTGATGATGCAGCATCTATATCTGGATCTCAACGTGCAGTTTCTCGGTGGCTGGGTGCGTTTTCAACAGTCACAGGGAAACGTAAAAGCGATGAAATGCAACGAAAACAAAGTGGTATACAAATAGATGAATTAGAGAACGTTTAAAATTCTTCGTTAAACTCTATATTTTCAGTTTCATCATCCAATTTACCGTAATCACCAACCCGCTTTTCAAAGAAGTTTGTTTTACCATCCAACGAAATATTTTCCATAAAATCAAAGGGATTATTTGAATTCCAAATCGTTGGGTGTCCAACTTGTTTTAAAAGACGGTCAGACACGTATTCAATGTATTCCGACATCTTTTCGGAATTCATTCCTATGAGACTACATGGGAGTGCATCTAAAATAAAACCCTTTTCAATCTCAACAGCTTCTTTTATAATCGTATGAATAATATCCTTTGAAGGCTTTTGTTGAAGCATATTAAATAATTCAACTGCAAATTCCTGATGAAGACCTTCGTCACGACTAATAAGTTCATTACTGAAACAGAGTCCGGGAAGTAAACCCCTCTTCTTTAACCAAAAGATAGCACAGAATGAACCACTGAAAAAGATACCCTCTACACACGCAAACGCAAACAGACGTTCAGCAAATGGTCTAGATTTGTCAAACCATTTCATGGCCCATTCAGCCTTTCGTTCAATACAAGGAATTGTTTGAATAGCCTGAAATAGTTGTTTCTTTTCCGAAGAGTCTTTGATATATTTGTCGATTAATTTACTATATGTTTCACCGTGAACCATTTCGTTGTGACACTGATAACCATAAAAAGAACGAGCTTCAGAGGCTTGTACTTCATCTGCAAAATTATTGTTAATGTTTTCAAAAACAATTCCATCCGACCCAGCGAAGAATGCGAGTATATATTTTATGAACTTCTGTTCGTTATCCGTTAATTGTACCCAGTCTTCCATATCTTTTGATAAATCAATTTCTTCTGCCGTCCAATTAGACATCTGGGCCTTCTTGTAAAGATCCCAGAGGTTCTGGTGTTTGAGAGGGAAAATTGTAAAACGGTCTAACGTCGGTTCTAACAGTGGTTCATATTCATCTTCGATGTAGTCTTGGAATTCAAAATAGTTACCGATTCGACGATTGTTCATAAATATCTGAGGATAAGAGTCGAGTTTTCCACCACACAACTTTTTCAATTCTTCTCGATCAATTTTAATTTTTTCATAATCGAATCCTTCTGAATTGCATAGTTTGGTGGCGGCCTCGCATAAGTCACATTCATCCTTTGAATAAATTTGAACTTTCATCTGTGTTATTTGCCCTGATTATTTTTTGTCCGAAAACTCTAAGTATGATCTCGCGCGAGACCATACTCCAGGATGATATTGTAAAAGTTTTAGTTAATGAAGATGGTATAGAAGATGAGATGTACGCAGTGGTGGGTATGAACACTGGAAAAACGCTAGGATTGAAATATCTTTCCCCAACCAATAAGATCTATAAGTCAGCTTGTGTATATCAGGTAGAAACCGGAGATTTAAGTCCGGCACCTTACGAAAGTGTAAGTGAACACTATCCAACTGGTACAACCTTTGCAGATATTGGAATGAAGACTGTAGGTAATGATATGTATAGTATTTATGACGAAATAGACATAGAGGATGATGACAGTGAAATCTACGAAGACCATGACGATTCAGATACAGATTCCGAGATGGCCGATTTCATTGTACCAGACAGTGAAATAGATGGACAGCCTATAGAGGCACCACCTGGTCAGGCTCTCGTCGATAAAGAATGGGATGAATGGAAACCATCAACTCCAGGTGCCAAGAGTTTCAAGGAGACGGTAGATATGATCGAAACTTATGCACGAAGTTTGTAAGCCTAAGTGCGTTCTTCTCCATGAATTTATTAATTCGTATTCATTACAATGGAATTGGCTGCTATATGGAATCAAGTTGATAAACTTATTAAGAAAGAAAACGAATTAAAGTCGGTTGTTAATAGAAATATTTGTTCGGAATGTGATGGAGTAAAAGTGATTACACCAGAAGGACTTCCGGTATGTTCTTCATGTGGACTCGTTGAAGACGGTTTTATTGATGAGTCTGCCGAATGGACGAGTGGCATAGGAGAGGATGGTCGCGTAAACGATCCATCGCGTTGTGGAAATCCCAACTCTAATCCTGAACTCTTTTCACATGCGTGGGGGAAAGGCACAGTCATGTCTACATCGGGTCCCGGACGAACGAGTTATGAAGTCAAACGAATGGCTAAAATAAACTTTCATATGTCCATGAATCACAAGGACAGGTCCTTATTTCACGCCTACAGAGGTATCGATGAGGCGTGTTACACATTACCCGAAACAATTCTTCGAGACGCTAAAATGATGTACAAAAAATTTGATGATAGTAAACTTACGAGGGGTGCAGTGAGAACTGGTATCAAGGGGAACTGCGTTTTATATGCGTGTCGGTTAGCTAAAGTTCCTCGCACAACGAAGGAAATTGCCGACATGTTTGGTATTCAAAGTAAAGATATCAGTCGCACAACTCAGATCTTTAAAGAGACGATTATGGGGAAGACAGAGAAAAACTACACAACTCGACCATGTGATGTAGTACATCGCCTACTTGGAAAATTCAATACGACACGAAATTACAGACCAATCTGTACAAAGTTATGTAGCGAAATTGAAGACTGCGTGGAACTCATGAGTAAAACACCAAACAGTATAGCTTCGGCTATTATCTTAATTATACTCAAGACGGAGTGTACAAAAGGTGAGATTTGTTCAACATGTGGTGTTTCGGTTCCGACGGTAAACAAGATTGAAAATATAATCAAAAAGCACTTAGAGGCTAAGAATGTTAGTTATTAAAAGATGGTTAAGATCTTCTTAGCAACTCCATGTTATGGAGGTTTATGTTTAGATAAGTATATGATTAGCATAATTAAATTACAGTTATTGTTAATTAATAAAGGTATTCAACTCATGCTTGATACGACCGAAAACGAGAGTCTCGTCCATCGTGCCCGTAACGTTTCAGTTGGACGTTTTATGCAGAAAACTGATGCAGATTACTTTATGTTTATAGATGCAGATGTTGACTTTGATCCAGAATCCGTAGTAAAACTTTTGGAATCTAATCATGATATCGCTGTCGCTTGTTACCCAAAGAAAGTAGTTATGTGGGACCAAGCAGCTGAAGCCATCAAGAATGGCGATGATAGAAATATGGCAATGCTATCGTCTAGTCTCGTTGTAAACATAGGCTCTAATCGACGATCAGTTGAAAATGGATTTGTTGAAGTTCTAGATGGACCGACCGGTTTCATGTTAATTAAACGTTCTGTATTTGAACGTATGCACGAGAAGTACCCGGAACTTTGGTGTAAAAATGATCACCAAAA